CAATAGTGTAGATGTGGGTAAAGCCAGATCCAACTCCTGTAGCGAGCAAGCTGTTGAGCATTTCACCTGTTATAGTGATTGAGCGAACAATTCCTTTGTAGTTGAATACAGCAAGAGGTGTTCCTACAGTAAGAGAAGAAATTGCAGTACCTGAAGTGTCAGTACCTACTGCGAATGCAACTACATGTGCAGTGTTGCGGTAGCGGCTGCTAGACAGGAACGCTTTGGAGTTACGGTTAACTTGGTAACCAAGGTGTGTAACAATATAGTCACGCTGAAGATCATCGGCAGTTCCAATTGCCCATTTCGGAGTAGTAACACCTACAGTAAGGTTAGCAGTTTGAACTTGTGTAGCCATCATCTCGTCATAACGACGTGAGCGGAATCCGATGTTAAGGCGGTATTCAGTTTCTTCGCCATCAACAACGTTGATTGCGCCAGTAGTAACAGCGGAAGGAGTACCTACTGACCAAATGTTGTGGCTAGCAGTAGCGTACTGTTGCTCAGTAACAATGATATTGTTGTTTCTGCCATCAATATCCTGGGTCTTCTCAAACGGACGGACCCACAGCGGATAAGTAGCAGTGGACCCGACAACATTTTGAGAGTATTCTGTTCCTTGGTAGATAGCAATTACTGGTGCTTCTGCGAAGGTGGGGGTGGTGTCAATAAAGGTGTTCATAGCTACTGTGCCGTATGGGGACACAGAGGCAATACCAAGCTGACCATTGTTAAGGTTTACATTACCTGTGCTTGAGTTAGACAGGGTGGTACCTCCAGCAGCCAGAGTTGTTTGCGCCGCCTTAGCTACAACGAAAGTTTCAACACCACGTTTTTGTGAGTTTGTCGGAATCATAGTTTAATTTAGTTTATTCATTTATTACAGTTTTCTTGTCTGTAACTGCAACGTATTGAGGATTAAAAGCGCTTTGAGAGGCTAGCTGACAAGCTATATCAATTATCTCTCTGTGCGTTTGTTCTGAAGTTTCAAAGCTAGAGGGCGGATATAAAACACCATCTAAATATACATAGTTACCAAAGGAAACGCGTTTAGGATACTTAACATATTCTAAGGATACTCCGGTAATATTTTGTGTGCTGTAGATGTATAAAGATGTACCTGTATTAGATGAATTCTTCCCTATATTATAAGGTATAAATTCTTTAGAATCTTTATTAAATGGATCTCTTATAGCATCATTAATATCATCGTGTTGTACAAATTTTAGAGGAACTCGTAATTCACAATCATCTTTAGTTACTACAGCGTAAGCGTTGATTAAAAATAAATATGGAAGAGTAGTAGTGGTAGTATCTACTTCATATACTCCCGGAGAAACAATTACCGGAGTTATGTATGGTTGAAGAGGAAACTTAACAACTAAATTACCAAGATCATCTATTCGTTTTTGAGTTGTCTCAAAGCCAGATCTTTTATTATTAGTTGTTCCCATCCTTTGCTTTACAAAAATCAATTGGGCTTCATTTAGAAAGAAATCAATTTCTGCTGGATTAAAGTCCGGATTTGCTAATGAATCTACCCTGTCCAAATTAAGCTTAAATTGATAGTGTACCTCCTGGATAGTCATTATTAAAGCTTAGCTTTTATTTGAGCCTTCATTTCGTCGTACTCATCTTTTTTCTTTGGGTTCAGAAGGAAGTCAACTGCTTCTGAATATTTATCCCCTATTACAAGAGTAGCACCGCTTTCTCTAATCCAAGTCCACACGTCTTGCTTTGAATATACAATCCTAAGTTCTTGTGCTTGCTTTAGCATATACATACACTCAAACTTTGCTTTACCATCAGCAGTCTTAAGTAGTGTAATATAATTATTAAACTTCTCAAGATTCTTATTAGTAGAAGCTGATGACTCTATATAGTCAAATAACAGATTGTGAATTTGTTCAGTAGAAAGTTTTGTACGACTGCTTGCCACATCTAGGAGAGCAATCATTTTTTGCTTTAAAGAATCTGTAAGATCAGAAGCATGTAGTGCAGCAAAAGCTTTTGACTTGGACTGTGTTCTACGATACTTAATTTCTTCAGACTCGTTTTCTAGAGCAATATAGTGAGTAGCTTTTGGCCATTTATGTTCTCGCCATTCTCTTTCAGAATTTGCGATTTTAGATGATCCGAGCATTACATAGTACCCAAGTTCATCATCCATCTTAGATAAATCAAATACAGTTGTTCCGTCAAGAAGCTGCCATGATTTATTGTAGAAATAACCAAGATCAGACCCGTCTCCTCTGTAATCTTTAGGAGCTAGTTTGTTAGTAAAATACCCTTCAGGTTTGCCCCACTTTTTTTCTAAGAAGGCTTGAAGAGTGATTGGATTTCCTTTTGAATCTTTTTCTATTTCTCCGGTAGAAGGATCGGTTTTATAATTATAAGAAATATAATTAGCAAGACCGCCAACTTTTTGGGAGGGAAGGGCCACTAACGAATCAGTAGCCCGCCCTACCTTTGTCTTCTTCATTTTTAAACCAGAGGATGTTGAAACCCAGTCAGATATTCCCGTGGCCGTTGCCCGGGGAATTGACATAACGAAGACTAATTTAGACATAATTTTTTCTTCTTCTTATTTGCATTAAACAAAAAGTCTGCGCACTAATCAGGACGCATATTTAATAGTTTCTTAGATATAAATACTTTTGTAGTAAAAAGTAAAACATTTAAAGCTGTAACAGCTATGGTTGCCGGTGACAGTAATGTAGCCAGTTGCGCAGCGTTTGTTAGAGTTAGGATGCCTCTAAAACCTGTCATCTCATTGTTGCCTAAATGTAATGCTTCTTTAAGGTTACATAAGGTTTTCTGAGATAGGTGCACAGTAGCTATCATGCTACTGATTACCGCCAACAGGTTTATTAGATTCAGTATCTGTTCCATTTATCTTAACATATTTTTCCAATATCTTCTCAGCGTTAGCCATAATGAAGTTTATAATCTTCATAGAAACTAAGCCAAGTACAAAACCTACTCCGGAAGAGAATTGATTATCCAGAGAAAAGTAATGTGCCATTAGTGGATGCAAATAAGCTGCTGTGGATGCACCACCTACTATTAAAAGAAGAGCTCTTGAAAAAGAAAGTCTTGTTTCATATGTAAGTGATACGATACCTCCTATAAGGCCTGCTACAAGAACGGACAACTTAATACCAAGTTGTTCTTCAATGTTCATTAGTTATCGTAATCTGTGCGTTTGTTATCCTAAAAGCTTTTTATCTTTTAGTTCTTACACTTCATTTCGTGTAAGGTCAGCATACATTTTCAATCATATAGATTGTTGAGCACTCGTGGATGCGTTATATTTATTCAGCATCTATGCGTTACACTGCTTCTTCACCTTTCGCAATTGAAGAAGTTAGCACGGTATTGGGAATCTCACCGTTCACCGTTTTTGCTCAATTTATAGTTGACCACAGTCTGAATTGTACTAATCTATCTAACCATTGATTAAACTCATCTAAAGTGCATTTATTCTTTGCTCAGTTACAATGTTTGCAGCAGCTAACCACATTAGATTTTAAATAACCTAATTTAGGGTTAACTCTGTCTATACCATTTCAATGTAAAGAACAAATGTTAGAGGAATTAAATGTATTGGAGGAAAGGTGCCCGCAATAAAAACACGGTTTTTCTATTAGATGTAAAAAATCTTCTTTGGTAAGTTCATTGTTTTTTCTTCTTTTTTCTGCAGCTTTCACAAACCTATTGTATAATAAAGTTTTTATAGCTGCGCAATTAGGAAGAGCGTTTTTCTTACCAGTTATCGATTTAGCTTCTAGGGCTAAACATCCGCATGAAGCTATTGCACCAGATTTAACGTCTTTTGCTCTTGCTATAATTTCTTTACCGCAATCACATTTAAACTGGTAAGCGCTTCTTTTTTTATTTTGTTTACCTTCAAGATAGTACCCAATGCTTTTTATAACTGTTAATCTGCCGTATTTTTCCTTACCGAATTTTACCGAGGAAACATAACTAGGATCTGTAACAAGTTTAGCATTCATTATTCAGAGTATTCAGAAATCAACTCTCCGCAAGAAGTTACGTCGCGGATAATAGCACCAACAGTTCCTTCGATAGCAACAGTGTAGCCAGCTTTAGCAGTTACCGCCATACCTTTGTTGGTGATTGGGCCCATCGGAGTGATAGAACCTGGTACGTAGAAGTAACGGAAAGTATCTTTTACTTTAAGGAGTTCGATGTTTTTGCCAATACCTTGAGCTGTTTCTACGCCGCGACCTTCGATGTTAAGGAATGTCATACGAGCAGAGTCGATCGGAATATTGGGGTACTGTGGGTGCATTCTTTTGCAGTAGCGAAGATCATCGTACAGCGGGTTGTGCACAAGACGGATGTCGATACCCAGAGGACCTGTGTAAC